TATTGTTTTAGGTACAACTGATATTACTTATGATGAATCATCTGTTAAACTAGCTTCTATTAGTGATATTGATATTGCTACTGGTGGTAATATAAGTGTTGATGGTGTTACTACAACAGCTGGTGACAGAATTTTACTTAAAAATCAATCCGATCCAAAAGAAAACGGTATATATATTGCTTCATTAACGTCATGGACAAGAAGTTCTGATAGTTTGGTTGGTGTTTATGTTGGTGTGAAAAACGGTAATACTCTTTTGAACACTATATGGAAAAATACTAACACAGCTATTGTTTTAGGTACAACTAATGTAACTTATGTTGCATCATCAAATATTACATGGACAAGAAGTTCTGATAATTTAGTTGGTGTTTATGTTAGTGTGACACACGGTAATACTCTTCAAAACACTATATGGTTGAACACGAATACAGCTATTGTTTTAGGTACAACTAATATCACATATACTTTATCAACAGGTTTAGAATTAATTAAACCTATTGCTGATATTACTATTGGTAATGATAATACTTTTGATATTACAGTTGGATATATCGGTATCAATCAAGCACAAATAACATTCAATGGTACAACAAGTACTTCTCCTGATGTTTTATATAGAAAAACTTTATTGAAAAGAATTTTCACTAATTTTGAATCTAAGATGAATCTAGGTCATAGTGTTGTGTTAGATAACAGTAGCACTAAAAGATTAATTAAAACCATTATTTATTCAACAGCATCTGATAGTAATTTGAGTTTCATTTTCAATGTTGATCCTATCTATAATATTTCTAGTAATGGTGCTGATATTAATGTTTTCTTCGAAGATATTGAACAATTATTTGGACCATTGGGTGCATCAACAAATGATGCTATTTATAAAGTATCACCTGATTCAGCTTTTTATCAAGCATTCAGTGTTGGTAATATCAACACAGGTGATTATTTTTACCCACAATATAAAGGTGGTTCATCAGTAAGTATTCGTTTCGATAACACCGCTGGTACATCAACTATTTCAGTACCATCTACGGTTACATTATCTAATCTATCTGTTGGTTCTAAAATAAAAATTTACGGTTCAAACAATAATGATTCTACTATTTTCACTGTATTAACATTTGGTATTAATTCAACTACAAATTACACTGATATTATTGTTAACGAAACAGTAGTAACCGAAACATGTGTTTGTGATATACATAATGCTACCGATAAAGTGTATATTAAAATGTTTAATTCTGATGGTGAATTCTATTTAAGCTACACCGAAGATCCAACATTAGTTGGCTCGGCTGATTTATCTGCTTATTGTGGAAACAGTAATGCTGGGTTGAGTATTATGCGTGTTATTTCATTGAAAAGTGATTTCAAAGAAACTATTGAGATAGAGCAAATTTTGGATTCTAACACCATCGTAGTCGATGCTACAAGATATTCGGCTATTACTATTGGTAATTACTTAAAAGCTTCGTACGATGCGTCTACGTTGCAAATAGGGGAAGTTCCTAGAAAGCTTACAAGAATTGTTGATAAAAGATCATATAGTTTAGATGTTACTAAATCTGTATTGAAAACTGATTCACCTATTGATATTTTAACTATCGGAACAGATCAACAAACATTTGCTTATACACCGATTGAAGATTATGTTAATACATATAAAGCAATTCCTTTAAAAGGATTTATTATCAGAGCTGATAGTATGCCAAATGGTACGGAAGAAAGACAATCAGCTATTTTGGATTTGATTGCTAATAATACTCCTATTTATGAAGGTTTAGTTAACCGTAATAAAATTTCTTGGAGATATCTAGTAGATAGTTTTGGTTTGGGTTTAACAGCAAATTCTAAACAACAATTAGCTGATCTTTGTTCTGGACGTTCTAATGCTTTTGGTATTATCAATGCACCATCAGCTAAGAGTTTTAAAACTTCACAAACACCATCATTCGTTGATTCTAAATCAAAAACTTTAAGAACTGATTATATTAGACAAGGTGGTAATTTGGAAGCTAATCCAGCGTTCCTTTATAGTTTCGCACAAGGTGTTTCTCAAAGTTATGTTGGTTATTTCTTCCCTTACGGATCAATTGCTGATAACGGTAGAACTATTGATGTTCCTCCTGCTAGTTATATTTTGAATACATTCATGAATAAACATTTGAGTACATCTTCATCTGTTAATCCATGGACACCTGCTGCTGGTATAGATAATGGTTTAGTTACTGGTATTGGTAATCTTGAAATGGATTTAACTAATGACGATATCACTAATATGAATTTGATGGGTATGAATCCATTGGTTTATAAGATGAACAGAGGTTTCTGTATCGAAACTAATAACACTGCTCAAACTACACCAAAAACGTCTTTATCATATATTTCTTCTCGTGAAGCTTTAATTGAACTCGAAGATTCTATGTATGAAATGTTATTGGGATATCAATGGAAAACTAATACACCAGCGATAAGAGCAGAGATTAAAAAGAAAGCTGATGTTATATGCGAAAGCTATAAACAACGTAATGCTATTTTTGCATACGAAAACGTAATGGATGAAACAAATAATCTTCCTCAATATATCGACGCACAAATCGGTATCTTGGATTCATACGTTGAGATCGCTAAAAACATGGCAATCATTGTTAATAACGTAACAATTTTACCAACAGGTGCTATTGCATCCGGTGGTTATAAAGCACCAAATGCTTAATACTAAAAAAGGGGAGTCGAATGACTCCCCTTTTTTTATTAGTTATCAATTATATAATATACTATTTTAATTTGACCAAATAATATTTTTTATATTCCATCAAATCAACACTCATAGAAGATGGATTAAAAATAATACTATCATGGTTGACAAAATAGAATTGTACATATCCTTCTTTGTGATTCAAAACGTAAATAGTGTCCTTTTCTTGTTTTTGAAATGGATTATCTACATTTTTTATACCATCGGAAACATAATAATTCGTATCAATTATATTCTCCTCGTATTTATTGATTTGGTAATCTTTATATAATGACTTACCGATTGATATCGGGGCAGATACCATAAGAGATACAACAATTAATATTAAAATTAATTCCACTATGCCTTTAAAGGATATATCACGCCATGATATACTAGTGAATACTACACTTCTATCATTATCCTTGTTATTAGGTTTAGGTGTTGTATCACCACCACTATCATTGCCACCAAAATACAAATCTCTCATTGGGCTTCTAAATATTCTATTGTTCATATTATTTATTTGTTTATTTGTTTATTTGTTTACCATGGTTGTAAATGAATAGTTCCTGTTGATGTCCCCATATACGTCGGACATGTTTTGTGTGATTTACACGATGCTAAAATACCCAGTAAAATAGCAGAAATAAGGATTAATTTTTTCATATATTTAATTTTAACGTTTAATTATTTTATCTATGATGGTATCATTATTAATGAGGATTTTAATAATGACGATATTATTTTTTTCTATTAATTTCATCAAATCGATAGTAGTTGAAGTTATACCTGATTCAAGAATATCACCTGATATATCAGTTATACATGATTTCAGAATATCACCTGATATATCATATATATGATACGTCACCATCCCTGAGTGATTATGAAATAGCAGAAGATTACCGTTACTATAACTGTATGTGTTTATATGGTTATCTTTATCTTCTATTCTATATAATAAACTATAAAATTTCTTATCACCATAATCGAATTGTTTAATACTAAAATATGCGAATGTATCACTTTTATGTTGTATATCTTTTTGTTCATCCATTATTTTAAATAATGATATAACAGGAACGAAATGTGTGGTATCTGTTCTTGATGTTTCGTTGTCAGAATAAGCATTCGTGTGATTTGAAATATGTGCGTATATATCAATACTATATATTAATATTAATAAAATTAATCCGATTTTTTTCATTGTTATTATTTGAATAAAGATTTGATATATCCTGAAATATTAGGATAAGAAACGAATTGTAAATAAAAACACCTCACCAAGGTTTCCATCCTTGCTACTATTAATACGACTCTAACTTCACAGGAGGAATCCTCAACTGTTACTGAATCTAAGGCTCGCCTACTTAAATGAGCAATGAGGTGTTTGTATTTTACTTTGAAAATATCCCAAACATTGTTTGTCCTTGTCCTAATGATTGTGGCATTGGACAACCTTTCGAGACCCAACCATCAATCGCTTTATTTCTTAGGTAAGGGTCGGTTAAACCTTTGTTATTAATTTCTCTTTCAAGAGCTTTTAAAGCTGCTAATTTATTTTTCTGTACTTGTACATCAATTTGTTGTTGAACTACTGCTACATCTTGATTTACATTATTTCTTTCTTCGATTTTAGCTTTCACACCTTTTGGAAAATCTAACTGAGAAGTAAATGATGTTAAAGTAAATCCAGCAACTAAGAATGCTTCACGTACTTTTGCTTCAACTTTTTTCTCAAATTTAAGTGAACCTGAATTTGCCATCAAAGTATCCGTTGTGTACATTCTTGATTCTTCTCTGATAATATCTTTGATCCTTTTCTCTAAGGTATTGTCTTCGACAGCATCTAAGAAAGCATCACCTGAACCTAAATGTTGTTATTGAAAACAATATCAATAGCTTTACTTTCAATAACGGTATAGGAATACACAGGTCGTGAATAAAATTCCGTATTATCCGCTGCCTTTAATGTTAAGGATTCAGTGAAATCACCACCTTGTTCAAACATTGGAACTTGGAATAATTCAGTACCAGCACCGGTAGTACTAACTTTGCCTTTTACCAAAGTGAAATCACTTTTTCCATTCCTACCATAATTTTCTTGTAAAACACCTACATAATTTGGTTGAACATAAGTACACGCCGACGTTAATCCTAACGACAATACAATAATCAATTGATTAATTTTCTTCATTATCTTTGTTTTTTAAAATGTTAATGATACTGTCCCTTTTTGCTGTTATTAGAAGTAGTGACAAAACTGCTAACCCGAAACCATAAATCGGTTGGATGTTGAATAGATAGGTGATTAAATTAATTAAAACTAAAACTAATCCTAATACACCAATACTTAATATTTTTACCATTTTTAATTCTATTTAAAATTGTTGAAAATAATTATTTTATTGCTTTTCGAAATTTATGTGTTTATACAGGTTTTGAAACTAATTTTTAATATTTATGAAATATGATGAATTGTTTTCTAAAAGAACAAATTGCCAGTTGTGAAATATATTTAACATTTTGTTTGTTCTGAATCTTATAGTTGTTTTTTTAATATCGGTTGATATATCATCTACAATTACATTAGCATTTCTGAATCTTTTATCTTCACATATTCTATTCACCATCAATGATAATTCAGTACCATGTATATTGAATAACATCGGGTGTTTTATATTGAGTGTTTTCATAGTACAAATGTATAACAAATATTTTAGAAAAAGAAATTATTTATGATATTTTTTAATTATTATAATCGTAACAAGTTCCTTGATTTATTTTTGATATATTAACCGCCATTTATTATTGTGGTAAATGATCAACAACTAGTGTGTTTCACCTCAATATTGTGTGTACTAACAGTTTTAAAAACAATTGCATCATCACATTTTCGGTGTGTTTCACCTCTATATTGTGTGTACTAACAGTGTGCTACTTTAGTAATAATGGGAAGTGCTTGGTGTGTTTCACCTCTATATTGTGTGTACTCACAACTGTTGAAAACATCACCTGCTACGCGGATAGGGTGTGTTTCACCTCTATATTGTGTGTACTCACAACATACCCTGTTATAAGTGAATGTATATCATAATATTCCATACCATATTTGGATTCAAAAACAGACCATATATTCATATAATCAATATATAAATACTTGGTTTTCGAATCGTAATAATATGAATATTTATTATTTATAGTTATCCGGGTATCAGGAATAATAGACGGTATCCAATATTGAAGGAAATCTATGATTTCTTTATACCGACTATCCGGTTCTTTATCCAGCATATCACTTAATGCTAAATGTGATGATATATCATTCCATGTTATTTTCATAACGTAAATATAAAACATAAATATGTTATTTCCAACAAAATACACTTTTTAAAATTTATATATATTATAAAATAGTGAAATAATTATGTTATCACACTTCAATAATATTGTTATAGCGAACCAAAACAGAGAGCCTTTATATGCTAATTTGTTCGAGACGACTTTTAATTTACCAAAATCACTGAGTAATATTTCATCTAATGATGTTTCTTTATTGACTTTACAAGCAACGAATATAGATTTGAATTTAACACCACCATTGGGTATTGTTTATCAATATTTTAAATATTCAGGTAGAGCATTTTTGAATACAGCTGCGAAAAATTCTGTAGTAACTTTCGATATCACGTTTAATATAAATGTTACTGATAAATTCGCACTTGATTCATGGAATATATTAAAACAATGGTATGATTTGGGATGGAACTCACAAACAGGTGAATTGCATTATAAATCAGAAATGGTAGGTACTGTTGTTGCCCACATACATGATCGCAAAGGTATTGTTGTTAGACGAGTTGAATTTGCAAATTGTCAACTATCTGCTATTGATTCACAGGCATTTAAATGGGATACTGAAACGATTTTAACGTGTAAAGCTACTTTCGTTGCTGATACATGGATTGATTTGTATCAAAACATAGCTTAATATAATATATGAAAGCCACTATTATAGATATAGATGAGGTTTTTTTACCTAAACGTTTCGGTGTAATTCTAAAAGAAAAGCCTAAAAACTTAATTTTAGAATTAAACCGTGACGAAGCTATTTTGATGGATTTCTTTTATAAAAAATATGATAATCAGATTGATTATAACGGTAAAACATTTTATTTATCTGATTATCAAACAAAACTTCTTAACGATAAAGGTTACGATGATTTAACTCTTTTGGGTGTGGCTTATCGTGATGATCATAAATTGAATGAAGAATATTGTCGTTCAAAAAGTCTTAAAATAGCCAAACAGATAGAAAAAAATGATGGTAAATTGTTCTTGGTGTCTGATATATCAAACAAAAGTTTACTTGATATATCAGTTAATACTATTACTAAATTTTTAAATATACCTGTCGAAAAAGTATTTTTGTTTGAATACGAATCTTCTAAAATAAATAATAAATCACAAATTGAAATATTCGATAAAGAGAAACTTTTATTATCACTTTTATTAGGTAAAAAGATTTTTTCTAATGAAATAACTAAAACAGATATTCAAGCCTTTACCAGTATCGAATATTATAGTTATAATGAAACACCAGATTTATTTGATATTTATCAAAATATCGAAAATTCTGGTGATATACGTATTGAAGAATATATCGAAAAGATCAAAACACATATTTTGAAATAATAGCAAAACCGAAACCCACACATGATACACATAATAATATAAATAAAATACATTTCAAATAATAAAAATCTTTTGTTTTTGTGATTTTATAAAAAGATATATTGTTTTTAGAGAAATTTTCATAAGTGGATCTATCCACATTATTTTTCCTGACAGTATATTCTTTTGACACACTATCATATTTTTCGATGTGTGCTACATATTTGATGTTATATTCACCTTCTTTTTCTTTTTTTGTGGTATCTACAACTATCTTTTTTATTGTGCCGTATACTATATAGGTTTCTTTCACCTGTATATATGATATCATTATAAATGTGATATATAATAAACCGATATATGAAACTATTTGTAATATAATTTTAAATAGTTTTGAAGAAGCATCAACTAAGGCGTAGTTATTAAATTTCATTTTTAATATTCGATTATATTTTCTATGTAATAATATTGATTAGAATAATCCATATTCCAAGATGGATATTTCGTTATTTCAAAAATGAATTCATCTAATAATTTCATATCGGATGGTTTCATTGTTTTTGGTAAAATATTGGTTTTATTTAAATATTCTCTTAAAATATTGATATCATTTAATAATTCGGATGAATATTTTGATATCTCTTTATAATTCATATTTTTGATTATGTTATAAAAAGATATATCAAATATATTTTTGAAATTATCAGGATCTTCCATTAATTGTTTAGCGAATACATATCCTCTATAAGCATGTGCTACTTTTTTGCTCGGATTATCCGTTTTAGAAGCTTCTCTTAAATCTCTACGACATATACCAAGATAGCATTTTATTAAACGATAATTAACAAAAATGTGTCTATTATTATGTAGGAATTCTAAACTAGTATTTTTAAAACTTTCAGAGAATATAATTTCAGCATTTATAGTAGCATCACCATTTATTGTGTTCCTTACGAATTGTGATATATTCGAATATATATAATCTGTATTAGTTGATATATCTTTATATTGCATTTGGTGGTGTGATATGAATATCGAATTCTTTTCTTCGAATGATGGTTGATATATCATCATCATATCTGTATCAGAACTAGAGTTATCACATCCATATAATTTAGAACCGAAAACGGTATCAGATATTATATGATTGTCTAAAATATTTTTAGTCGATATATCAATATGGATGTTCATATAACAAAACTAAATAAAAATTTTGAATATTCAAAATGAATTTTTATGTTTGTTTGTATTTAAAAATAATAGTATATGAATTTTCCGGAAGAACTCTTCTATACAGAAGAACATGAATGGATTAAAATCGAAGATGGTTATGCTTACGTTGGTATAACTGATTTCGCTCAGAATGAATTAGGTGATATCGTTTACCTTGATGTTGATTGTTTGGATCTACATTTAAGAAGAGATGATGTTTTTGGTACAGTAGAAGCTGTTAAAACAGTATCTGACCTTTTCTTACCTGTTTCAGGTAAAGTCGTTGAAATCAACTCATATGTGGTGAATAACGCATCTTATTTGAATGATGATCCGTATGAAAATTGGATTATAAAAATTGAAATTTCTGATATGGATGATATATCATCTTTATTGAAACGAGATGAATACACATCTTTAATAGGTGTGTAATGAAAAAAGGTTCTGAAAATTTTCAGAACCTTTTTTAATATTTTAAATCAAGTTTATTACTTAGTACCTGACCTAAAGAATTTAGATGTGAAGTCTTTACTTATTTGTGATAATAATTCTTTTGATTCATCATCAAACAACTCATATATTTTTTTGCTATTATTCGGCATATAAGGTTTACCAGTACCATCACTATATTCTATATAGAACGTTGATATAAGATTCCCATCAACACCTTTTGGGCGAAAAGATAACTCAAAATTACCACTATCATATATTTTAATCCATATAAACTGATATATAACATCATTATCAACAACTTCTGGTTTATTTGTTAAATCTCTTAAATTGTATGTCCCTTTTGGTATAGTCAAAGTTGTTTGTTCGTATGGATATTTTTCTAAGAATACTGCTTGGCGTTCAGCGTAGTCTTTATCCCTCTTAGCAAAACCATCCAACGCTGCTTTTTGAATTCCATCACCTAATGCAGTTTCATTTAAAGAAGAAGCTGTATTAGTACCTGAGCTAAAGAAATTAGACGTGAAGTCTTTTCCTATTTGCATTAATAAATTTTTTGATTCCTCTGTAAATGAATTAAATATTTCTGTATTTTTTTTATCCATATAAAAACCTATTGAATCACCATATGTATATTCTATTGTGAAAGATGGAAAATGATATGAATATATTAATTCACCGTTTTCTATTTTTTTTGTTTCTGAATCATCTGCAAAGAAAGTTAAAGTATAACCACCACTAGGATATATTTTAATTTCAACCAATAAATAATGAACATCATGGTCAATAACTTTTGGGTTTCTTGACAAATCATGTGAACCTTTTGGTATAGTTAAAGTTGTTTCTTTCAAAGGATATTTTTTTAAGAATACAGCTTTACGTTCAGCGAAGTCTTTGTCTCTCTTGGCAAATTCTGATATTGATTCATTTGCTTTATAACCGAAATTTAAAGCGAAATTGGCTCTTTTTTTCAATAATGCTGTAACTTTTAAATCTTTTTTATTCACAGTTACAGTATCATCAATTTCTGATTTCATGATTTTCTTTAAATCTTTAACCGGAATGGTTTCATCTTCACTATACCCTAATTGTTTGTGTAAAGCACCTTTTTTGATCTTCGAAAGATCCGCCAATTTCTTTTTCTCAAAAACAAATTGTGAATATGTTAGTAAATTTCTCATATAATATATATAAAAATTCGTAAACATTATTTATTATGTTGTGTATAAATAATATGAAGAATGATTTTATAAATATAGATGATATATCGGAAAATATGAAAGCGTATTTGGAACACACCGAGCAATACGAAGATGTTCCTTTATCTGGTATCATATTCGATAAAGATATACCAAGTAATATTGATTTAACAGAGGATCAATTTCATTTTAATTTTTCTTTATCAGGTGCACGTGTTTTTATATACGGGGATTCAGATAATGTATATGATATTTACATGGTTGATAATGATACTAATATTATACGTAATGTATTTAAATGTAAACCGAATAATTGGGTTGCTAGTCATGAAGATTATTATGTTAATTGGAGAATAGATATCAAGAAAGAAGAAGATAATATCGAATCTATGCAAAGTTTCATTCAGAATCTGAATGATAAACACGTCTATATAAAAATAGAAACTTCCGCTCTTGGTGATAATATAGCATTCATTCCTGTTATTGAAGAATTTAGATTAAGACACAATTGTAAAATAACAGTTTCAACACTATACAAAGATTATCAAGATTTGTTCAAACCGTATAAATACATCAATTTTGTTGATCCAACTTCACATGTTAGTGATGTGCATTATCGTTATTTTATCGGGTGGTATGGTACTGGTATAGCTAATAAAAGAAACAAAAGAAATTGTCATGATATATCACTTCAACAAATAGCAGGTGATGTATTGGGTATAGAAGTTGAAACAGAATTTATGTTTAAAGATGTTAAAACAACTATCCCTGTTATTACAGGTGAATATGTTATCATATCTCCTTTTAGTACGGCTCAAATGAAATTATGGAATAATGATAAGTTCCAAGAAATAGTAGATTACCTTAATAGTAAAGCTATAAGAACTGTTGTTATTGGTATGGGTACTAACTATCTTGAAAACGTAATTGATTATACAGGGAAACAATCATTATATATGCTCAGAAATTTGATATATCATAGTATTTATGGGATATATCTACCGAGTGGTTTGTCTTGGCTTAGTTGGAGTATGGGTAAGAATACTGTTATGATTTCTGGTATATCGAAAGACCACTGTGAATTTAAAAACTTGATATATCGTATAGAACCAGAAGATAAGAAATGTTTTGGTTGTTTCAATAATTCAAAAATCATATTTGATAAATATAATTGGGATCATTGCATAAACGACGAAAAATTCATTTGTACAAAACAAATAGGATTCGAACAAGTGAAAAATGTCATAGATTCTATTTATTAAATTCTTGTTGGATATAATAAACTATATCGTAACCATTACGATCATAAGTACTGACTACATTATTAATCATATATCATTATAAATTAATTCTAAATAATTTGGTTTATCTTTAATGATGATGATTGATATATCACCTATATTTCTTATATCTTGATTAGAAATATAGGTGATATTTATCTCTACTTGTATTTATATATACTTTTTCGTTTAATATCATAAAGTTCTATTATTTTCTTCGTTTTCTAAGTTCCATGCCATTTCAATGACACCGAAATATGTGGATCTCGGTGCATCTTCACTTACACCTTTTAATTTTATACTCAATTCGTCTATATAACTATCAGGTAAACTATAACCATCTTTATATGTTAATGTTTCACCATTCACATAATATTCGGATTCACCATATTTGGTATAAATATGCACATGAATTTTATCTGATTCTGATTTTGAATTATCAGAATCATTGATACCAAATACTTTGATTTTAATTTCTGGTTCTAATAATATAGTACCTGATTCAGCACCTTCGTGTTGATTTTTCATGTAATATTTCTCGTAATATAATCAATCTCTCATGTTTTGATCGACAAATTCTTGGTATTCCAATAATTTATGTGTATTTTTCATGATTATTATAATAATATTTATATTATATATAAATTCCGAAATACTAATTGTTTTTACTCCATTCTTCTAAGAAGTTTTTATGTTCTTGTGTTAATGATTCTCTACCATGAGCAGCAATCATATCGAGAATATCATCGATATTAAAACTTTTCGGTTTATGTTTAACAACAGTGTTTTCTCTTGTTTCAATATGTTCTTTCAAATCGAAATCGGAAATATTGGTAACCGATTCGTTCATAAAATAACTAGTGAATGACCAACTGTTGTCACCGAAATTTTTAGTAGCGATTATTTGTTTGTCTTTTTTCGCATCAACATCAACAATAATATGTGAAATGCTTTTTTCAACTAGGTGTTTGAAAATTAAAGTGAATCTATGTTGATTCGCTATAAATTCGGCATCAGATAAGTTCATATAAGATGACATATCATTGGCGAATTTATTGAATCCTTCTTGTGTGTGTTCGATAGGTATGATAATTAATTTCATGGTTTTATATTTATTTTTAACAAAAGTACATTTTTTATATTATATATCAAAACATTTAACATCTTTTTTGTATATAATATATATGGAAGCAATTAAAGGTGTTATGACAGTTGATTTAAATTATATAAGGAACATAATTCAAGATTTAGTGAATGATGAATTCCCCGGTGGTGGTGGAAATCAACAAAAGCGTGAAATAAAAGATAGAACAGACGAATTTGCTTTTGCTGCACCTTGTTGTGGTGATTCTTTAAAAGATTATAATAAAAAAAGAGGCACTTTGTATTATAATTCATTGAAATATGTGTGTTATAATTGTGGGTATAAAGGTACTATTTTATCTTTACTTAAACTAAAAAATAAAACAATTGATTTAGATAAGAAATTAGATATTGTTGAATATGTTAAGCAGAGTTATGAACAAAACTCTTTCAGACACCAAGATTTCGATATGTCTGAACTCAAATATCTGATCAACTATTCTGATATATCAGAACACTCTGACACATTTAAATTGTATAATATAAAAGAAATAGTACCTAATTCGAAAGCTGGTAAATACTTGGAAAAAAGAAAGATCACTAATACACAAAATATCAGAGAAGCGAAATATCGAATCACTGATAAATGGACGGAAGATGTGATAATTTCTTTCAATATGGCTAGGGATAAAGTTTTAGGTTTCCAAATCCGTAATTTAGTAGATGATAAAGAAAAAAGGATATATAAAATATTCTCACATAGTGAAATATTCGAAACATTGTATCCTGATATAGAACTAGACGAAATCGAGAAAATCGGATATAATAAATTATCATATCTATATAACATACTACATATAGATTGGTCTATGCCTGTTACTGTATTCGAAGGATATCTCGATGCTTTGTTTTATCGTAATAGTATAGGATGTGTTGGTACAAATACCGATACCTCGTTGGTAACAAATATTGATTGTGTGTTGCGTTTCTTCTATGATTATGATAAAACAGGAATTAAGAAAACCAAAGAGAAAATAGAACAATACCCTGTTTTTTTGTGGGATAAATTCTTCGAATACTGGTCTAAAAAAACCAAAGATCCTATTAAGAATTTGTTGATGATGAAAGCGACCATAAAAGATTTGAATGATGTAGCTAAAAAAACAACTAAACTGAGCGAACTCGATTTCGAATCTTGTTTCAGTAGAGATAGTTTCGATAAAATTTATATAAAAGATGTATAATTTGTGACTTGGTTCTCAAAAGTCACATTTATATATATACTTTATGAAAATTAAACATTTAAATACTTTTGACGAATTTGATAATGAAGTGAACAAATTTTTCGATGATCTAAAAGAAGCATTGGGAACACCGGTTGAAATAGAATATCTTAGGCAAGATGATACGATATATGGTTTTTTTGTTGTTAATGATTCTGAATATTTAATTGAAGCAAAATTCATTCTTCATGATTTTTTAACATTCAAATTCAAAGCAAAAACACCTGATAATAAATACACAATGGAAATAACGAATGATAGAAATTGTGAAAAACACAGAGTTTTACCAACTGTTGAAAAAGGATTATTACATATTATAAATACGTATAATCCAAGAGGAGTTATATTTGCTACTCTTGATTCTTCGATCGGTAGAAAAAGATTATATGATAAATTTACAGATAAGTATATTAGTAATAATAAAAATAAGAAATGTACGAAACACGAATATAATAATGAGAAAATTTATATTATACATGATATAACAGAAAATGCTGATATAGTTATTGATGTTGTTAAATACACATATGAAAATTTGAATAATATCACATAAAAAGGGGACTTTTAAAGTCCCCTTTTTCTATAAGTTCTTTGTTATCTTTTCATATAACATATCAGAACCATTTTTGAATTGTTTACTAGTTTCTATCTTAACAGCTTTAACTAGTTCTTTGAGTTCTGCTAAAACCAAACCTTTGTTCGCTGGTTCAATTTTTTCACAAATAGAATCAATGATATCATCACTCATTCTTAAATCTTTTAGATTGCACATACGGTTTATCTTTTATATGTATCAAAATTACAAATTAAAAATGATATATCCAAATTTTATATATAATATATGAAATATATTAAAACATTCGGAGAATTTATAAATGAAGCATTGGATTTAAATGCCTATATCGTGAAAGAAAAAATACCAAATAATATTTTAGAATTTTCAGAATCAGTTATAAGTGATTGGTTCAAAAACGCAGGTACGAACATACCTGTTGATATATCGAAAAAGAAAGATAATTTGGTTCTATGGTTTGCTAGAAATATCAAAAAGGTGATATTAGACAATACAATAAAATATGGTCACATCAAAGATGCTGTGATGAGGGGCGAAGATACCGAAATTGATTTCGAATATATGTCAGATATTATGAATAATTCTTTCAATAATATGAGAGATTATATTATGAGTAATAATAGGAACGAAAATGTTTATAAAATCAATTTCATGTCTAGTTTCAATCAAATGATAGAAGCGTCTGAAAAATGGCATAATGAATTGAAAGCTTCTGGTCTAGTTAAAAATGAAAAGGGTACTGTATTAAAAGAATACTCTGATGGTTATTATTGGGTAGATCTTGGTACTAATGATTGTAAAGAAGAGGCGGATGCTATGGGTCATTGTGGTATGACAGGTGCTGATACATTAGTATCTTTAAGGAAACGCAAAATGAAAGGCATCGAATCGTTTGTTACTATGGCGATTGATAAAGAAGATGAAGATGAAGATGAAGATGGATATGTTGAATATGGTACGATATATCAAATTAAAGGTAAAAATAACAAGAAACCAAACAGTGAGTATCATAAATATATAGTTGATTTTATGTGTGATTATATGGTATTTGGTTACTCCCCTGAATATAATAGTGATGATGATTTCCAGTTGAAGGATTTGACATTAGAATTATTCGGGAAAGTTGTTTCTTCGGTTAGTTCTGGTTATGGTAATGAATTATATGAAACTTTGAATTGTTGGGTATTATCACCCGAACAAATAGAATATCTTGTTGTTAATTATGAACTTGACGTGGATGACATCAAGATTGCTGATGCGTTACCTCTAATGGGTCATACTGATTTTTTTAAGTTTGATAATATTATTTATGATGAAGA